TTGTAATTCATTTTCTATTAATGCAATTCTTTCATTGGCTGCCGATCTACTTAAAAGTCCTTTGTTAAATTTTGTTTCAACATCTGTTGCCCTTGTCTTTAACATTCTAATAGATGATACTATTGTTTGAACGTTTCCGCTTGGTCTCTCTGCTCCCGAAAGTCCGGGAATATATTTTGCTAAATCTCCTGCAGGTATTGCTTCAGCTAAAGAACCAAATCTCTCTGATTTTGTTATTCCTCTATTAATCTCAACTCTCTCTATTTCTGTTAATGCAGCTGTCCTTAATGCTTCAGGTGTTAAATCTGCCATCTCTGGTTTTAATGCTTTAAACAAAGGTATAGCGTCAAATATTTGATTCATCAATGGTCCAAATACAGGTACTGTTTCTAAAGTACTTACTATTGGATCTAACTCTCTTCTTTGTGGAGTTTCTTCTTCTGTTAATCTTTGTTGTTCTATTTGTTCTGGTGTTAATGGTCTGACATCTAAGGCTGCTGCTTTGGCTCTATCTTCATCTGTGACAATTCCACCTCTAGAGCCCGTCTCTGTTCCGGGTATTTGGGATTTAATCCTATAATATTCTTCCTCTGTCACCTTTTCGTTTCCTATTTGAAATTGACTATTTTGTCTTTCTTTCTCAAGAGGATCAACATCTTTTACTTTTGGCTTACTGCTAGTTCTTTTATCAATGGGTAATGCTTCTTTCTTTGGCATTACGCAAGTTATACCGTTCCATGTCCCACCTCGTTCTTTACATTGTCTCGCTTTCTTTTCTTGAGATGTTTCTGGCTCTGCCCTACTCTGTCTAGTATCAATGGTCTTTGGATTAAATTTATTTGCTAAAGATGCTAATACCATTATCTATCTAACTTAGGCCCTACCTCTGCGGGTTGTATTGAAGTCTGGCCTGTGTTCTTCTCTGCATTCTCCTGTGTCTTTGGTGCTAAACTTGGGGGTCTGGTAAATTTAATTTTGATTGCTACTTGTTGCCATAGTTCGTTTTCCATGTCTAATTGTTCTTTACCATAAATAGGCTCAAATATTAGGTGTCCATTAATTCCGCCAACTTCGCTTGCTCCGTCACTTGTTACTACACTTCTTGGAGTTCCGCCTGTTTGATAACTTAGACTCTCTACATAAGATAACCAATTCTGTCTGTCCTCTGAACTCTTAGATGGGTAAGGCTCAATTTTAGCTGTGTCCTCTGGTAGACCTACCATTTCACCGTTCTTAACCGCCTTTTCTATTTGTTCATTAGCATAAGAAATCTTACCTATGTTGTTAGTTTTATAATATACAACTCCTAGAGCTTTGTCTCTATGCTTAATTATCCTTTCATCATTAAAGGCCTCAATCATAGCATCATTAACATTCTTATTTGGTTGTACTTGAGAAGTTCCGTGCACTTGGTCCCCAATTTTTTTATTAATAGAGTGGAAAATATCTTTAAGTTTTTTCTTAACCCATGATTTACCATTATAAATCTCATAACGTATAATTCTTGTAGATCTAAAAACTACCTTCACTCTCTCTGGAGAAATATTAATAAGATTAACTAATGTTCCTTGATTGTTTCTTATTATCTCTGCAAAAGAATCACCACAGCCTTGCTTAACAACTTCGTGATTCCAAATAATAGCGTTAAATGTTTCCTTTCCATTTCCGTCTATCTTTGGCAATATCACTTCCATCTGTTTATCTGGAGTTGAAAATCCTTGCCCAAAGGCCCATGTAGCCATGGAATAAAGGGGTGAGCTTACTTGTGGGTGTCCTAAAATGTAACCAAAATTCTCAGGTGCTGTGTCAAAATAAACATAAGTCTCACTTCCATCTGCATTGGCTACATCTAAAGCCATACTCTCAACAATGAAGTCAGGAACTGTGTCTGTAAAGTTCGTTGTCGTCGCTGATGATAAATTATATTCTCCCATTATTCTTGTATCTTAAAAGGTATGTCTATTTTAGTTGCTGTCCATTCTTCGTCATCTGTTGATGGAGTTAAGTTTCCCCCATCTCTATTAAGTGGGTCCTGTCCGTACTCAAAAACAACAATCGCAGGGGTTGTTGTTCTTTCTTTTATATATGGTTTAAATTCTAATCTTAAGAAATCACCTATAGATAAATATGTTTTTGTCATAGTTATCATATAAATTTGTGAAATTGTAGAAGCTGTTGCTTCATGGTCAGTTGTTGTAACTGTTCCAATATCTGTTACAACTGCACCTGAAACTTTTTGCAATTTTATCTCCATATAAGCTTGGCTTCCTATACCTAGATTACCCTGAGCTGCTGTTGTAATTGACAATAAAGCTCTTCCATCTATTACTTGGCTAATTTTAAATGGAGCTAAATCATAATTATTTGTATCCATAAGAGTTAAGGCCGGAGTTGTTGAGGAGTATTGTTTTGACTCTAATTCATTTCTTGTTGGTAAAACCTTAGAGGTCATTGCGAACCCTTCGTTATTTTGTAATATATAATAAGTTATGAAGCCTTGATCTTGCTGTATATCTTGCCAATCGTATGTAACTAGAATTGGCGACGCTGTTGTAAACTTATTAAATTTATTTGCTAATGGCATTATAAGTCCATTACTGATAATTTCTTTTTAGCATCTTGCCAAATATCATCACAAAGATTTAATTTTGATTGTGTTGTAGCTAAGGACCATTGATTTTGATTTTGCATAATTGCATAAAAGGCCGCTCTGTTAGATGCTACTAATGCTAAGTATTGTTGTTCTGCTGTTGGGATACTTGCATAACCTGCAACTAATCCAACTCCTTTACTTTCAACTTCCATATCTGACTCTGCCATTAGAATCCAAATATTAGTATTAGCTTCTAGAACTTGTGTTGCACTTGCTCCGTCTCCTATTGCTAAAAGTACTTGTTCGGTTGTTGCTAATGTTCCACTATCTGCCATAATTAGCTTTGTTACCTAATATTTTTAATTGTTTTGTTAAATTATCAATAGCTGTAATAAGCAAAAAGTCTTTATCTTCTAGTTGTACTTTCTCTATTTTTTTTTCCTGTTTATCATTTGTTACACTAAATTCGTAATCTTTCATACAGATATAGAGTAAATCGTAGGATTTAAATCTTTCCATTTGATAGCTAAGGCCGCTCTTATCAATCCTTCGGGTATATCTGTGTCTGTGTGCCTTGTTGCTCCTATTTTTAAATGACTTCTACCAAAATTATCTGTTGTATAATCAAAAGTAATAGCTCTTAAGGAAAAGAAAATATCATCATCATCTAAGAGTTTTATTAATCCTTGTCTCATGTTGGATAAGAACAATGTATATAATTCTTCCTTTTGATATTTCTTTCTTCCATTATCGTGAGGCATTTCTAAAGAGTTCAAGACACCTAATGTTTTATTTTTAGTTTGATCGTTACCCATTAGGAAATCATAAACACCTATTCCAATCCCTTCATTATCTATGAAAATCTTTTCAAAGTCATAAGCGTCATCTAAATGTAGAATAAAATCATATGTTTCATTTAACTTAGTTTTTTTTGTTGTTATATTATCTCTATGAAATATCTTCCCATTAATTTCTTCGAAGATTTGGAATGTAGAACTGTCATCACCCATCCGCGCAATATCACTTCCTAAATAGTAATTTGAATTTTTATCGATACTGGGTATATCCGCGCGCTTTAATGTTTGACATTGTCTTATTAGCTTGTCTTTGAACCATTGCATTTGTCCATCTGCAAATTCCCCGAGATATTCCTGAGCATAGGAAATCTTACTCATTCGTTTTTTCTCTGCTGCAAGGAAATCCTTATCTTGTCTTATACATTCTTCTGAGCTTATGTGGAACTTTGTAAATGTATCATTATCGAAGCAATCATAAAAGTAATTCTCTCTACCAAAAGGCGTTGATAATAGGATAATTCTTGCTCCTTCCTTAATTCTTGTTGAAATACTTGGAGTCATGGCGTCAAACACCGGTCTCGGAATAAAAGCTGCTTCGTCTGCAATAAGTAAATCAACTGTATAACCTCTAATACATCTAGCATCTAGTCCTGTAGGTAAACAATGAATGACACTACCATTTTTTAATTTTAATTTTGATTTTGTCTGATTTTGTTTACCTTTCATTAGGTAATCTTTATAATTTGTATGAATGTAATCAAAAATCTTTTCAAATAATAAATATGCCTGTCTCTCTGTAGAAGCAATTACAAGAACTGTTTTTTTTGAATTATTCTTGGCATAATCACCTGTTAAGGCAGCAATTACTGTTGATTTACCTGTTTGTCGGCCAGAACGTATACATAAGTTCCCTTTTGCCTTTAGGACTTCTTTTTGCCAATCATCATACTTCATTTTTCTCTCTTATGACATTCTTTGCATAAACATTCTAAATTTTCAACATCACATAGTAAATATTTTCTTAAAATTTTATATATTTCAGCCCAATTAAGAACCCCGTGTTTATGATGCACTTCTACCTTTACAACTCTACCTTTTGCAACAGATTTCTTAATTCCACATCTTTGGCAAGTATATTTCTGATCCTTAAGACATTGTGCACGTTCTTTAGACCTGAGCCAAAGAGAACCTCTAAGAACTGATTTTATTTGTGAATCTGTAGTTTTCATATGTAAATAAGTGTTTGTGTGTTTATATATTCTCCCTTTGTGCACTAAGGTGTTGAATAGTTCCATCGGAAACGTAGGTTAAAGCAAAGTTCCATAGGAAATGAAGTTCCATCGGAAATGGAGGCTCTGTTTCCTGTGGAGAATGGCTTCCTATGGAGAAATTATGACAT